CGTGCCGAAGATGATAGGTGGAATGCTCGGAACCTTGCTCAACGTGAACGCAACCTCATGGAGCTTGCCGCCGTTGCTGATCGAGTGCTCGATGCCCTCGATGTAGAAGTCGGCTGTACCCTTGATTGTGGAATCTGCGACCGTGATGCGATCGCCCAGGTCCCGAGTGAGAGCTGTGACCATCGCGTTGTCGCTCTTGTTCGCCACGTATCGTAGCGAGCGCACTGGCGGTGATGGGTCCTTGCCCTGGCTCACAAGCCATTGCGCCAGCGCCGTGCCCTGCGATGCGTTGTTGATGTAGGGCGAGTCAATCGCCGGGTAGTCGCTGTAGCCGTAGTTGGTCGCGGATACGAAGTCAGTCCATGTCGCCGTGCCGCTACCTGTCTTGGTAACTCGCGCTCGGTTGCGAATATTCGTGAGGTCAGTAGCGGCGACCGCCTGGGCAGCACCATCTGTGACCGTGCCGGCACTCGTGCGCGTATAGCGGTCGTAGCGATCTCGGTAGATGATCGTGCCGCCCCGGGAGTGAAAGAACTCACCGCGCTCTGTCTCCAGGAATCCTTCGATCAGCTGCAGCGCGGTTTCCTCGCCGTTGTTTGAGAACCCAGAGTTGATCGTGTCCCCGGTGCCGAGGTCGCGGTAGCTGGTGTTCGTCCAATCTATTGCGGTCAGCACCGTGCCGATCGCTGCCCCGGTGGTGATCGTCCCGGTATTCGTGATCGTCGGCTTAGCACGCGACAGATAGAGGAACAGATCCTGTGCGTGCACGATTGTCTTGCGAGCGTTCTTAGCTGGGTCGTGCTCGATGCTCCGCACGAAGCCTCGGAACTGCCCGTACTCGGTGCCGCCGAAGCTCGCTGCGATTCTGATCGGACGCCCTGGCAGCACGTTCGGATAGAGCGGTGAATCCACATTGAGCGGCGAATACGTGCTGTCCAGGTCCTTCAGCGTGATCGTGGCTTCGCCAGCTGAGAATGTCGAGAGGTTGTCATCCCGACCGCGCCTGATGCTGATGCGCTGCAGGTCATCAGATACGTCTGCGAATAGCGCATCGCTATCGGTGCCGAACAAGTCCGTACCGTCAAACTCGCTGATGCCGAACACGAACACGTCGAGGCTGTCCGAATACTGATTGGTCAGCACATCGGTTCCGTTCAGATCAGAACCATCCAGCATGAACGCATTGGAAACTAGCGGCTCCCATGCGATGCGAACGCTGTATTCGGCCTCGGCCACTAGATCGTTGCCCGCACCTGGCGGTCGAGCGCCGACTGAATCTCACGCGCTACCCGGTCAGCCTGCTCACGGCTCATGCCGGCAAACGTCTGATCACTTACATTGAGGTTGATCGTGACGCTACCGCTCGCTCCCGCGCCGGCCATGATGCTCGGTGCCACGGTTGCGTTCGCAATCGAGCGTTCCATGCCGCGCGTGTCGATACCGCTCGCCAGGCCAGGCGCGAGTCCGTCGAACCAATGGTTCAGGTCCGACATGGGACCCTTCTTGGTAGGGCTCCCCGTCTGCAGGTAATCCTGCAGAATCTTGGCGATTGCCTTACCAGCTGCACCGATGCGCGGCAGTACCGCCGTCAATCCATCTGCAAAGTTTTCGCCGAGCTTCTTGCCGGTGCTTAGGAAAGCAACCGCCAGGCTGTTCAGGCGGCTTGCTGTATTGCGCGTCTTTTTCAGCGACAGGTTTCTTACGTTGTCAAAGAAGCCACTCATGCGCGCGAGGGCACCTTCCAGCCTTGCCCTTTCATTCTCCCGCGAAGCTTCGTACGTGGCCTGCTGTTGCGCGAGAGCGGCTTCCTCCGCAGCCTGACGCTGCGCCAGCTGCGCTTCCAGAATCATGCGCCGCGTTTCGCCTGCCACGCGCTCGTCCTCGAGCTCCTTCTCTAGCGCGGCCTGCTTGACTGATCGCTCATTCGCGTAGTACGCCTCGGACGCCGACAGTTCCTCCGCACGCAACCTTTCCTGTTCGGAGCGCTGCTGCTCAGCCGTCTTTGTCAGTTCGGCAATCGTTACTGCGCGCTGCGCCTCACGCAACTGCTTTTCGGCATCTGCGATTGACTTCGCATCTCCGAAGTCGCGTGCTTCCGCGAGCCTGGCCTGCGCTGCTTCGACGCCTGATGCAAGGTCAATCTGCTGCGCCTGATCTTGCAGCAAACGCAGCTGCGCTTCTGCTGGCGTGAGGGCATCAAACTTCGCCTTTATGTCGTCAGCAGCCTTCTTAGCGTCAGCGTCAATCTTGGTGAAGAAACCGGCGTACCGCGTCTCAATATTCTTGAGGTTCGTCGCGGTGTCCTTCTCATTCTGCTCCAGCGTTCCGGTTACGCGTTGCCAGGCACCGTTCACAAGCTGCACGTGACCGGTGTATTCCTTGTTGATGTTCTCAATATTGGTACGGGTCGTGGCTGCGAGGCTCGACAACGAACGCTGCGTTTGCGCGTCAAACTGCTTCAGCGCAACAGTCGAAAGCGCCTGGCCGAGCCCTTGTGCTGCGTTGCGAATCTGATCGACGCGAGTAGAGCGTGCTGCCTTTGCCTGCTCAGGCGTCAGCGTTTTGCCCTTTGCGCTACCGCCCCGCGCACCCTTCCCCTTAGCGAACGCCGCCCCTGTGCGCCGCAACGCTTCGTCAATGCCCATGCCGCTATTGACCAGCATCTGCTGACGCCGATTCAGCACAACCTCGCCAGCGGTCAGCATTGCCGGCACCTTATCCCGGCCACCGGGCCCGCGCACCTTTCCACCGCCCGCGAATCCTGTGACATAACCCCCGGCGAACTTGCCTTGCGCCTTCGTCTCAGTCACGTTCACTCGGACGTTGGCAACCTTGCCGTCGAGCTCGTCAACCTTCTTGATCAGATTGTCAAACTGCGTGATTGCCGGCTGGACATTCTTGCCCAGATTCACACCGGCAAACGAGCGTGCTTTGCCTGCCGCATTGTTCAAAACGTCAGCCGGCTTCGCATTAGCAATCTCGCGCAACGGCTTCGCAAGGTCAGCTCGCCCCATCGCATCGAACTGATCGGCAGCTGCGCGAGCGTTCGCCTGCAGAGCCTTGAAACCTTCATCTTGCGCGAGTCGCTTATTCAACGCATCAACAGCGGATTCGTAGTCCTTCGCAGCCTTCGACCCCTGGCCACCGGCCTGCGCTGCCAACCTCAGACCACTTATGCGTTGCATCTCTGCAGCCGACGCATCGCGCATCCGGGTCGTGACGTTCTGATATTCCGTGCGCAAGGTATTCAGCGACTGCTTCACGCTGCCTGCGGCCTGCGACTGATTGCCCATTGACGTTGCCAGGCTCGCCTGTGCTGCGGTAAGCCGTTGCACGGCAGCTGTGTACTGCGGTCCGCTGGTAATCCCTGCCTTCCGCAGATCATTGACCTGCCGCTCAGCGGCGGCAACCTCGTCTGCTGCCTGCTTCGTCGCAAGCTGCGCCTGTGTGTAGTTGCCAACGGCGCCGAGCAGCGTGCCAACGGCGCCGGCAGCGTTGCGTGCCGCCGTGTCGAGTCCCTGCAATGCCTGTGCGTAGATCTGCGCGGGGGGCGTGGCACCGAACAGCCCCGACGACAAAGCGGCGATTCCACCAACAAGCAGGCCAACGCCTGCGGCTGCCAATGCCCACGGATTGCCGCCACCCATCAGCGCGGTTCGCACAGCGGTCATCGCCAGGCCGAACCGGCTCAATCCTGCTTGTGCTGCAGTCAAGCCGGGCGCCAGGCCAACGGATGCCGCGCTGATGCCGGTAAACCCTGCCTGCAGCGCCTTCATGCCGGCAGAAAGCGCCTGCACGCCTCCTACGGCAGCCTGCACGACAGCCAGCTGCCGCAACGAACCAACAAATGCCGTGACCTTGCTGACTGCCATTGCGGTTAGAAACGCGGTGATCGCCCCGGTCGCTACCGCTGCAAGTGGTCCGAAGCTGGCAATCGCGCTCGCAATACCGGCAAACGCTCCGGCGAACAATCCAAGCGGGCCGATCGTTCCGGTAATCACGTTGCCGATCGTCGTGAACGTGGCCTGCGCGATTGTTCCGAGGTCGGACAGCAGATTCTTGAAACCCTCCGAACGCAGCACCTGCGATGCGAACACGCCAAACGACTGTGCTGCCTGGCTGAACGCCGGCACCGCCGACTTGACCACATCGTTTAGGACCGGCATGAGCGCGCTGAACGCAGGCAGTAGCCCGACGCCGATCTGCGCTTTCGCGTTAGCCACCTGCGCCGCAAGAATCCTCTGCTGGTTCGCTGCGCCGCTCGAGGTACGCTGGAAGTCGCCCTGCGCATCGCTCGTTTGCTTCAGTATCTGCGCCTGCGCAGCGAGCACCTTCTGCTGCGGCGTCAGAGCACTTTTCGTCGTCTTGGTAATGCCCATTGCGAACGCTTGCTGTCGAAGCGTCGCATCGTCCAGCAAAACACCGTAACGGCGAATCGGCTCGCTCTCACCCCGAAGCGCAGCACCAATCGCCTGAATCGCATCCTCGGGACTCGTGTTGTAGAACGACGCAAGGTCGGCTGACAGAGTGACAAGCCGCGTGCTGAATCCCGTAAGCTCGCGACCCGACAGACCTGCGCTCTTGCCAAACACCGCGAACGTGGACGCGGCATCGAGCGCAGCAGTTTCTGACAAGCCGATGCTGGTTGCGGCTCGCTTGGAAAACTGCTCGATCGCGCCGGCGCTGCGACCAAAGATCACGCGCGTCTTATTGACCGATTCGTTGAGGTCGGACGCGGCCATAGTGACCGACTTGATTCCCTGCACGGCCTTCGTCGCAACAAAAGCACCTGCAGCTGCGCGCATTGCGAAACCGAGCCTGCCGAAAGCCTGGCCGGTGCGTCCTACGTTGCGGTCAGCCTGCCCCGCGAACGTGACGATCTGACTGTTGGCCTTCTTGAGTGCGCGTTCAAGGTTCCCGATGCGGGCGCCGAGCTCGACGTATGCGGCTCCGACCTGTTCTGCCATCTACCTACGCCTTGCCCTTTCCGCGTCCCGCTCTGCTCTTTCCCGCTCGCGCTGCTCGTAACGATAGAAAGCGATCCAATGTGTCATTTCGCGCCGGCTCATGCGCACATCGAGTTCGCCTACTGTCATGCCGAGGTCACGCGCCAGGCGGAACCTCCACGTCGTTTCCGGTCGCTTCAGGAAACATGGCCTCAGCATCCTCTAGTGCGCTCGCACCGATGCCCGAAAGCGCCATGACGCGCTCAAGGACTCGATTGACCGCACGCATGGACTGCTGACGAATCCACTCGTAAGCGTCGTCGCCAAGGTCGGGTTCCACGATGCCGGAAAGGACAAGGTACGCCTGTAGTTTCGCTTCGTCGAGCGTGCCGCGTGCGTCCGTCGCCTTCTCCTGCACCGACTGATACGTACCCATCGAAAGCTCGCGCACCTTCACGCGCGCTCCCCATTCCGGCACGTCTACGTATTCCTCGCGCAACGTCTGCTTCTGCAGCAGATCGTCTGCCGAAAGAATAGGAAGGGCGTCCCCCGAACGCCCATCCTCTGCCCCCTGCCTGGCCATTAGACCGTGCCTCGCGTAACCGCACCGCTGTTCTGGAACTCAGCGGTCCAGCTGATCGCGTCACCGATCTCGCTGGTGACTTCGTAGCTCGTCAGAATCGCCGAACCCGAGTAGTACGGGCGACCGGCAGCCGAGCCGGCGGGAAACACCTTCCACACACGCGGGGTGCCACCGAGCAGTCCCGACAGGTAGCCGTCCACCGTGGCGTCCCACTTGCCTTCCAGCGAAACGGTACGGTCACGCAGCCCGGTCACGTACACCTTGTCGTCGTCGCCCAGCGTCGAAACCTCTGCAGTCTCGACCTCGACCGGGATACCCACGCTGGTTGCGTATCCGGTCAGGTTGCGCTCGGCATCGCCGGAGTCGTTGATGTAGACCTCAGCGTCCTTGCCGTGAAAGAACGTCGGCATTGTTCGTTATCTCCTAACTGCGGCCAAAGCCGGCAACGAAGGTCGCCGTGCCGCTCGTGATTGTGTACACGACGCGGGTGTACCGATTGACGGTTCCGGTCGCAGTGGTTCGGAAGGACCGGGCCGAAGCCGTGATGGTCCCGAGAGTGAGGTAGTCGGCGTAGGTGTTGTTGTCCGACGAGTGCTGCACGGTGACAACAACCGTACCGCTGGCAGCCGTTGCGTGCAGGTAGCCGTAACCACCATTCGCTGACGATGCGCCGGCATCAACGACGGTAGCCGTGCCGGATGCGGTGCGCTGCGCCAGGGCGTGATGGCTGATGATCGGCTCGGTGCCAACGGAGCTCTGACCCTCGATGTTGATCATCACAACGTCGCCAATCTCGGCGGTACGCTCCGCGCTCGTGACGTCGAGCGAATAACCGCGACCCGAACTGCCAACGCCGTCACCACCGGGGTACACGGACCAGATGCTCTTGGTGCCTGATCCGGTGATGCTGTTCAGGTTTCCGTCGAACGTGGCGTCGAACAAGCCCTCCGCGCTGATCGTCGCATCGGCCATGCCGGTCACGTAGGTCTTGTCGTCATCCGAGAACGTGGTGCTCTCGGCGGTCTCGACCTCTGCGCTATTCGACAACGACCGCAGGTATCCGGTCAGGTCGTTACCGTCCTGATAGACAACCGCGCTCTTGCCGTGGATGAACGTCGGGCTCACTTGCCACCCCCGCCTTTGTGCTTATCGGATGCCGGCTGCTCGCCGACAAACTCAATCAGGTTCTGCTTGATCAGCCACTTGACGCTTCCATCGGGTAGGTCGCTGACGACGTCACCCGGCTCGGCACGCTTGCCAGGCGGGTAATCCAGCCCGACGAGCGCACGGTACTTGGTTGCGCTCATGCGCGTACCTCCAGCTCGTAACGGCTTCCCGCCTGGCGATAGAGAACGCCGTTATCGTCCTCGGTCAAGTCGGGCAACTGCCCAACGCGCCGGCAGGCCATGACAGTACCGCCCCCAACGACAAGGTCGTATTCGTCCAGCAGCGCATCGCAGCGATCGGCCAGCTGCTTCGCGCGCTTGTGCGAGTTGCCCGTATCCCAACCCTTGATCAACCACCGCTCCCGAATCGTTGCGCGTGCGCCGAATACACGCGTATCGTCACCGTCCGCAAGCTGGATTGTGACGTAGGGTGCCACGGCGCTTTGCGGAGCGATGCCATAGTAGACGCCTGTGCTGCCCAGGCTCGCCAACGTCGCGTCATTCGACAGCCGGGTATACAACGCGCTTCCGCTGGCCGCGCTCACAGAATCGCCTTTCCGATTGCCTTTATCGCGCTCGGCCACGTCGTGCGTAGCGCCGGCTCAAGGTACGGAACCGCATCCATGCGCCGCGTGCCAAGCTCGACGTAGATCGCGTACTCCGCGTTCGCCGTCACGCGCCATGTCATATCGCGCACCTTGTCAGCAGCGATGCTGTTCATCAGATTGCCGGTATCCACCGGGGCGTAGACCTTCGCCAGCGACTCCGTATCGAATGCCGTCTTTGCCAGGATGCGATCAACGGCAGGCTTCGCGCCAGCGATGATCTGCGGAATCCTGTTATAGACAATCGGCATCGTTAGCGGCGCTTCCGCTTCTTGGGCAGAGCCGAATACGACTTCGTCTTATTCACGTATTCCTTCGCCTTCGACCGCGACAGTCCCTTCGCTTTGATACCGCCGCTCGCGACGCCCTGCATGAATCGGTATTGAGCTTTACTGCGTGCCGGCATTAGTCCACCTCGTTACAATCAAGACGGATGCACGTCGCGTAACTGCGTGGGGTGCTGGTGCGCGTAATCTCATACGTCTGCCCGTCATAGATGATGCGATCGCGTTCGGTAACGCTTGTCCCGACAGGGACGGTAATGACCCACCCGGTAGCTGCCACAAACTCACCGCCTGCGATCATTTCGATGCCGGCGCCGGCAGGACTCACGCGGGCAGCGACCGTCCCCACATTTGCCCACGTATCCGTGACGCCGCCCATTCCGTCCGAGCCTTGCGTGCTCCGGCTGATAATGACGGTGCCTGGCAGCGTGGTCGCTACAGCGTTCCGCATGCATGTCAGGTCAGATGACGACAGCATCACGAATCAGTCCGTAGGTTGCGCTTCTGCACGCGGGCCCGCTTGCGCAACAGCGACGCCTGCTCGCGTAGCCCTTGCACCTTCTGCGTGACGTTGAACGTTTGCCCGTCAGTCGTGAAGTCGAAACAGCGCGACTCGCGGGTTGCCCACTGCTCTAGCAGTTCGGCTGCTGCTCCATAGATATCGTAGCTGCGAGCAGTCAGGTAAAGAGCCGTGCCGCCCGTATCGGAGTCGAAGTCAAAGATGCCGAGCTGGTAATCGGCGGTGTAGGTTGCGGTGCCCCGATCGTCTCCTACAGAGTCCTCGATGATGAACACGGCAGTACCGCTCGCAGCAGTCTCTAAGAAGCCGTAGGCCGAGCGAAGCCGGGTATAGATGACGCTACCCCCGCCGATGTAGTTCGGCTCGCGCAAGAGCTTGTGCCGAACCAAGTCCTGGCGGTGGCGGTCGAGCACCTGCTCGATCTGATTGTCGTCCCAGAAGTTGGCCGTGCCGATGGAATATTCGGCGGTGCCGGCGTAGGTCAGCGCACGCACGCGACTGATGTTGTCTGTCATTCCGCTACGGCTCATTGAATCAACGCCTCCTCGGGTGCCAGCTGCTCGGCAGCAGTCCGCGCAACGATATCCCGCAACGTCTGCTCCGGCTCCCATCCGAGCTTGCGCGCCAGGCTCGCATCGGGCAGCTTTGTTCCTGCAGATGCTTCCTCATATCGTGGGCCGAATACGCGCTTGCCCGACGTATGCGCGATCGGGCTATTTGAGCCGGTCACTTCCTTCACAATATGAGCCAGATCGTTGATGGTCGTGCGGTTGGCTTCGTTTCCAACGTTGTACGCCTGCCCTTGCCATGCGTCGTAATCGGCAGGCAGATGATCGGTAATGAACCGGCACACATCCCAGACGCCGGTAAAGGCGCGCTCCTGCTGGCCACCTTCAAAGACCGTGATGGGGTCATCCGCTAGTGCCTGGCAGACCATACGTGGCACCACGAAACCCTTTGTCTGCGCTTCGCGCGGCCCGGCCATATTCCACGGCCTTATCTGCACGGCGCGCAATCCTCGAGCTACAGATGCCCCAACTACCTGCTCGGCAGCGATCTTGCCGGCCTGATATTCCAGCCTCGCGCTGTAACGAGCCGGCACCGTACATGGATCGGTCTCGGACGCCATGCCCGTAATCCCGTAGACCTCAGACGTGCTGATATTGACGAGCGGCGTGCCGGCCACGATGCACGCATCCACCACGCGCTGAGTACTGTGCACGACCTCGCCCGCGATCGTTCCTTGCGCCGGCAGGATGCCCGCTGCACCAACAGGGCTCGCCGCATGAATCACGACGTCAGCAGACGCTACGTGCTTCGGAACGATCTGCCTGGCATCAGCGATCAGAACATGGTGCAACGTCGGGTGAGTTACGCTGACGACGTTCGCAGTCATGTTGTCGAGCGCAATCACGGACCAGCCGAGCTCGCTGTATCTGTCGGCCAGATGCGAACCGAGGAAACCGAGGCCACCCGTGATCAGCACGCGCGGCTTCATGCCGTTACCTGCGCCCATTCCACTGAAGTCATGGCCTGCTCAAACATGAGCCGGTCCGTCATGCTTCGGCGCACCATATCGTCGCGCCCAACCGTTCCTTCCAAGTGCGTCATGCGGTAGCCCTCACGGTAGGCAACTGTCATACCGAGTGCGCGTGCCCTGGCAGCCAGATAGTCGTCGGCGAAGTAGTGAATCGGTAAGCTCGGCCCCATCTCACGCCACACATATCGGCGAAAGAACGGGAACTGCGAGCTGACGACCGGCGCCCAGTCTGCGCAGCCGGTAAGAATCCAGCCGCCCCCCATGCTTCCGGTCGCCAGCGTCGAGCCGTCGAGCAGGTCAATACGCGGCGCGGGGTAATAACCCGCATCAGCAGCTTCGCACGCTGCCTGCACCCATTCGGGCGCCATGAGAACGTCATCGGCAGCGAGCATGACGTATTCTCCTTCGGCGGCATCCATGCCGTCGTTCCATGCCTGGCCGATCGTGGTGCGCTCCTTGACAAGCACCAGCTGCAGATCATCGGCAGGTACGGTCGCGCGAAAGCTGGCAACCGTCCGCTCGCACATCTGCTCGCGTCCGCGAATCGTGGGCATGATGACCGATATGGTCATGCGATGACCTCGACAGGTGGCGCGTCGGTGCCGGCATCTGCAGCCAGATCGTTCGCCATGCGCTCCAATGCCGGGCCCCAATAGTTCTGCGTAATCTCGTCAGCGTCGTACCGCATCGCGAACGCACGCGCCTGGCTCCGCAGGGAAGCGTCGCCACGATGCGCGTAAGAAGCCTCCAGAGCCTCTAGAACGCCGTCGCAGGTGGGCAGGTATTGGTAAGCCTGCATCGGAGTCAGAACGCGCTCATGGGCCGTTACGGTCCATCCTGCTCCGACGAGCTCGGGCATCGCTGTCCAGCCACCGACGATGACCGGGGTGCCGCATGCCTGAGCCTCGATGATCGGCACGCCAAAACCTTCGCCCATCGTCACGGACGACAGCACATCCATCGCGGAATAGATACCTGCCATGACACCGTCACCGTATCCCATGATGTTGCGGTACTGATCGCAAACCTTGACCCGGTCCTCTGGGATACCGAGGCTGCGCATGATGCCAGGCAGGTCAAGCCCTTCCATCTCCGTTCCGAGATGCGTGTGGATGTAGAGCATGGCGTCGTTGTGCTTCCGCTGGAACTGTGCAAAGGCTTCCAGCTGCGTCGGCAACGCCTTACGGCTCGGCACGCCCTTATTCGCAGCGACGATGCCGACGATGAACGCATCCTGTGGGAAACCAAGCTTGCGCCGCGCTTCGTCCTGCGGCATCGGCGCATAGACGTTCGTATCCACTCCGTGCGGAATGTAGATCGGGTCCATGCCGGCTTCGATAGCCAGGCTTTCTGCGTGCCGGCTGTAGACCATCGGGTGCCATGCATGCTTGACGCTGCGCTGGACGGGTTCGGGAATCGGGTCATGATCAACCGGGAACCACGGAGCCCAACGTGCCCCGCTCGCCGTAATGCGCTGCGGGTCGAGTACCCACGCATCAACGAGCGTAATCACGACGTCTGCGCCGGCATCCTTGGCATGCTGCGCAACGACGTCCATGCCGTACGGATGAAACGCCTTTGGGTACACAGTCATGCCCTGCCACGTAATGCTCGCGCCTTCCAGCCCATAGAACGCGCTGATCGAGACGTCGTGTCCGAGGTCACGGATGCGCGGGGTAAAGATGCGCGTTTGCACTCCGTAGCCGGTTGCAGTCCACGGTGCGTTGCTGTGCCAAAGAATGTTCATCGGTTGCCCCCGATCGGCCCCCTGGCAATAGAAGCGGCGAGGGAAAGCTGCCGGGGGCAACGAAACAGCCTTGTCAGCGAACGCTGTACGGTGCGTCGCCTATCCCTTGCCGCCATGCTGCTCGTCACACCTTTCCGCCGACGTAGTGGAGAACCACCTTGCCGTTGGTCGGCGTGCCGTTGTTCTGCGCGGTCATGCACAAGCCAACCCATTCGCCGCTCTCGATCACGGCGATATCCTCGTTCAGCGGCATCGTCTTGGGCACATTCTTGACCCAATGATCTTGGGTGCCGCCAACCGGTCCGAATACGGTGCCGGTCACGATCGGCGTGCCGCTTGCTGAATACTTCTTGAGCGCAACGCGGAACGATGTGTTGCTCTCAGTATCAGCATCGTTGATCGCTACTGCTTCCAGCAGCGTTACTGCTCCGCCTGCGTGCGATGCGTAAAACTCGAGCACGTCGCACTGCTTCTGCTGGATATCCAGCGTGAGCGTGTTTACGTCAAACTGCGCCATGACGATGACGGTTGGGTGGCCGACCTCTATCCGAGCAGGTCGGCCACCGATACCGTCGTGCCTACGCCTTTCCCTGCACGTAGTGAATCGTCACCATGCCCCGCGTCTGCGAGCCGCCGTCCACCGTGGCGTATGCCAGGCTCAGGCACTCGCCCTCGTCAATGGTGATGTAGTCACCGTCGAGCGAGAACGACTTGGGAAGGGTGTCGGTCCAGTGATCGGCGGTGCCGCCGAGCGAGCCGACGGTGCCAGCGATCACCGTGCCGGCGCTGGTGCGCTTGTGAAGCGCGAGGGTGAAGGTAGCCGTTCCGGACGTCGTCGCGTGATTGACCGCGTACGCGTCGAGAAGGGTCACCTTGCCGCCCGTACCGCTGTGCTTGTAGACGATCACGTCGTCTGCTGCAGCGGGCATCGGAACGGTAATGCTGTTCACGTCGAACTGTGCCATTCGGTGGTCCTTTCTACTCGGTCGGCACGGAGGCGTCGGCGATCAGCTGCACGCCGAACTTCGGACGCCACACGCCGTGCGCGTAGACCGCCGACAGGTTGATCTCGTCCGCGCGACGGCTGGCGTCACGCTCGCGCTCGATACGCGGCGCCCGGCGAATGTCGAGTGCCAGGGCCATAGGTGCGAACACACCCGCCACGGAAGCGGTGCCGGCGCTGATGTTGGACGACTCAAAGATCGTCACACCAGCGGCTCGCGCCACCACACGGTTCTGCATCACAGCGTCACCGAACTGCGGCGTGTTCTGCATGCCGGAGACCGCAGCCTCCTTGGACAGGTCGTGCCACTGGTACGGGTGCAGCACGGCGTAGTACGGACCGGGCGCGTTCTGCGCGCGCAGCTGCGCGACAGCCGCAAAGAAACGGCCCCAGGTCATGGCCGAACCAGCGGTGCCAGCGGTGCCGCCCGTGAAGGACGAGAAGTTGCCGATCAGGTCGGTCTCGATCTTGTTCGCAATCGCGAAACCGAGCTCCTGCGCTGCAGCCTGCATGACGCCCATCGGGTCGGACTCCATGCGCTGGTCGGTCACCAGGTACTGCGCACCGACCTCCGAGGGGGTCAGCGTGGAAAGCACGGTCGGCTTGAACGACTGTGACGTGAGGTCGTCGTCGTCATTGACCGCGACGATGTTGGCCGAGCTGTACTCGCTCGCAACACGCGGAGCGATGCCCTGGCCGGACAGGTTGGTGACGAGGTTCGACATGAGCTCGTTGTCACGAGCGACGAACATCGCGTCCTCGTAGATCTTTTGGATGTAGTCGGTCGGCGTCTGAATGTCGCTAACCTGAGTGAAAGCTGCCGGCAAGGCGTGCTTCCTTTCCTAGTCGGTGTTCACGACGCCACCACCGAGCCTCCGAGCCGCTTCCGGCTCAAAGATTCCGGCATTGCCGCCGAACAGCCGTGCCCGCTTCTGCGCATCAGTCTCACCCAACGGCTCGCTCCGAGCGGGGTTCGCAGGGCTACCTGCCGACTGCTGCACCTTGAGGTACGGCTTCTGCTTGATGAGGCGTCGCAGTGCGTTGTCGAGGCTTTCGGGATCTGGCCTGCCAGAATCGTCGTACTGCAGGGCGTCACGGTCCAGCATGGCAACGGCGACTTCTGCATCCACGATGCCAAGCGCGTTCGAGCGCAAGGCGACGGCACTCTCAAGTGCCAGGCGGCGAGTCGTCGAGTCACGTTCAGCTAGCTCCGCTTCCAGCTCCTGCAGTCGCTTAGCTTGCCGCTCCGCTTCGGTGAGCTCCGCTTCGTCGCGCTGCTTCTGGGCCGCTTCCATGTCTCGGAACCGTGCCCTCCACTTGATCGCATCGTCGCGTGCTTCCTTCAGTGCGCTCGCCAACGCCTGCTTGTCAGGGTCCTCAACGGTCTCCGTCGAAGGCTGCTCGGGCGTCACACCCTCGTTCTGCTCAGTGCCCATCTCGGGCTCGGGAACGTCAGGCGTCACACCTGCGTCCTCGCTGTTGGTATCCACAGTACCACTACCCCCGGTTGTCATCTGCATGCGTGCAATCGTGGCAAACGCGCTGCGGCTTGGCTCGGCAGGCTGTGCCGGCTCAGGCTTTGGTGGCTTCTTGCGCGGTGCCATGCCGTGAAGGAAAGCAGATCAGGCCACAGCTATCACGCGCACAGTTGGCTACATCGCTTGCATCCTAGACTCAACCGGCTATGCTTGTTGCCACAAGGCCAATCAAACGGAAGGAATCACATCATGGCCAGGCAGCTTCTTAGGGATATCCACCCAATCTGCGCAGATATCCTCAACGGCGAGCACGACGACATTCTCGACGCGCTTGCGCAGAGCATCCGCGCTCGGGAAAAGTCGGTGCGCTACGAGAGCGGAATCGCCAAGGACCGTTTCGTGACCATCGCTGCTGACGCTGACCCGCGCGTTGCCGGCAAGACGGCCCGCGTTCTGAAGGTCAATCGCAAGACAGCCAGCATCCGCATCATCGGCGACCCCGAATGGGTGTCATGGAACGTCAGCCTCAACCTGCTCACGATGGAGCCAACGACGAAGGAACTGCTGGATGCGTGGGCGGATACGACGCACGACGACTACGAGAACAAGGTGCGCCGCGGTCAGGCCACGCCGGAGACTGCAGCATGACCGCCCCTACGCTGACATTCGCTGGCACGCGCATCGTGCACTTCCCCGGTAGCGTGCGCGTCATGCTGGACAACGAAACGGTGCGCTCGCTGGCAGACATGGTCGAAGGACACGTCGGGGCATTTCCGCCCGATTCGGAGGATGCGCACTACATCGGACTGCTGGCGGAAGCGCTGCGCGGCTCGGACGGTGTGAACATCACAATCGAGAACCACAACGACGGGCGCGACGATACCCGCACAACCGACTACTGCGCTGCCCTCGTCGGAGCACTCGTGGACGCGGGAGCCAGCGCATGATTCGTCCCGGTCAGATCGTCATGTACCAAGACAAGGACAAGCGGGCGCACTTCGGGCGCGTCGTGCACGTCGGCACCACGTGGCTCACGCTTACGGACCAGCCTGGCACTAAGAACTTCTGGAAGGTGCGTCTGGATTCGGTGAAGCCGTGGCCACCTATTCGTGATGGCTCGGCGCCAACGCGCCGCGTGAAGCGCGGTGCAGCATGACCGAAACGACGTTCGACGAGCCACCCGAGCCAACCGGCTTCCTTGTTGTGCTGCCCGGCAAGCGCGGTAAGCGATTCGGTATGGGCGTTGGCCCGTTCGAGGACCGCCAGGCAGCGCAGGATTTCGCAGATGAGTTCATGTGGAGAGTGGATGTGACGGACGGTGGGCTGTTGATCGGTGCGATGTATGCTCCCGACTTCATCTTGTCCGTCGTACTTGACACGCAGGAAAGGAAAGCTCGCGGTGAGTGATGACGTCAGCCGGCACATTCAGCACGTCACGGACTGCGCTCGCGCACGCGAGGAAGCAGAGACCGATTTCATAGAAGCGGTCCTGCATGCCGCTCGCTCGGGTGCATCGCAGCGGCAGATCGGAAACGCATGCGGTCTGTCGCACGCGCGCATCGGTCAGATCGTTCGCAAGTACGAGTACCTGCACCGCTACTGATCGTTCTGCGGTAACGGCGAGCCTGTAGGTGGTTCACACCATCTGCAGGCTCGTCAGCGTGTAGTGCCTGGCTTCGCCTTCTTGCGCGGTGCGTTCTTGACGTTGCGCGGCGTGGGCTGCACGGAAGGCACGATACGGATACCGCTCGGGCCGGCACCAATGCGGTCACCGAACTTCTGCGGATTAGCTTTCCGCCTCACAACTGCTCCAGCTGGACAACAGTTTTCCTTACCACGCTTCCATCATAGCGGCGAAAGGGAACATCCGTAACCGTACGCAGCACGCGGAACTTTGAGTTGCGCGGCAGTAGGAGCTCGCTTTCCTCGAGGTCGAGTCCAAAGTCGGACGGGTTGATGTAGGCACCGCGCCTGGCGCGGATTTCCAGCACGATATCCCCGACGTCACCGCGCTGCGCAAAGTCGAGCGCAATGCGCGGGTCGAAGCTCGTGCTGACGTATTGGTCCATCTGCACGGTTGCCCCGGTCGGCATGTTGTCGCGAATCCATGCGTCGCGCCCCTGCCAATCGAGTCCATCAATGTCGTCGGGGTCCACGTAGAAGCTCATGCCTCGCCATACCGTTACCGGCTCGTCGAAGTCACCAGCCTTGCCGATCGCCGAATCTATGTTTGTTACCGCTTCGTCCACAAACGCGCTCGGTGGGTACTGACCGCGCAGCGTTCCGTTGATGTTGTCGTAGCCGAGCTCTGAGTACTCGGTTATTGACCCAAACTCGTCGTCTGTGAGGCTGTTCGTCCAGTTGCGAGTTGGCGACGACGGTTCAATAGCTTCGCGCACATCATCATCAGCGTATGCCCAATTTGTTTCGTCGCGCGCGGGCAGCTGCACGGCGGGCTGTAGTTCCGTGGGCTGCGGAGCCGTGCCGCGTCGGGCATCAGCGTTGCGCAATGCTGCGGTTAGATTGCCAGCGCTGGTACTTGGGCCCCAAACCGGCGACTGCCGCTGCACCACAACATCGTCGAGCGTGATTCGGTTACCCCGCCAGGCTTCGTACACGCGATCACCGAGGATGCTCCGCTGATCGGCAGCAGACAGCTTCTTGAACTCGTCCTTGCCAGGTGCGATGCGCACGGTTTCGGGGGTGTCACCATATCCGAGCTCGTCCCACGACTTGGTAAGCGGAGCCATTGTGCAACGGCAGTTCGGGTGCGTCGCCATGATTTCATCGAGCGTATGCTCGCTGCCATGCTGTGCCCAACATGCCGAGCATGTGCGGGTGCTTAGATCAGCTACCCATATCCAGCCGTTCACGACGTCTGCGTTGGCAGCATATTCGGCACGGCTCGCTTCGCGGTATGCACGCAGGGTTTCTGTACGTGCGATCGTCAATGCGCGTGTCAGGTTGCCGCCGAGCGCA